TTTTTTTGGGGGGGGGGGGGGGCGGCCTTGGCGGTGAAAATTGTGGGTACATCCGCCGTTCTGAAAAAACGAAAATAGGAAAATGGTCAACAACCCCTTATCCTGTCTAGAAAAAAACGCCATAATCCCCCCATCACGCCCACAGAATAAGGACAATCGTGAACATTGAGCACATGGATGACATTCAGGACGAGCCGCAGGAACCTACCAAGAAGAAGGCTGGAAGGCCGAAAGGTACGTTTGGATTAAAGAGGCAGATACAGGAATACGCAAGGAATCCCGCCCTCGCCCTCCCCAAGACAGACCATCAACGGCTAAAAGAGTTGAAGGACATGCTTATCAAGTCGAGTGGGAAGGACGTAGTGGAGAAGATGATTTCCATTGCGTTGAATGACAATCACCCCGCACAGATGGCGGCTATCAAGATGTGCGTAGACAGGACATTGCCAGTCTCGATGTTTGAGAAGGATAAGAGCCAGAGGAGTGCAGTGACTATTAATATCACTGGCATTGGCGCACCTACAGTAGCGGCAACGACAATTGAACCTGAAGACATAGAAGACATCGAGGCTAAGAATGGCTGATCTGAACTTTGCGCTATTGCCTTGGCAACAAGAAGTCTACGCCGACAAGACGAGGTTCAAGGTTGTCGTGGCTGGTCGGCGCTGTGGTAAGTCACGCCTTGCGGTAACTACGTTGCTCATAGAGGGTCTTAGCTGTCCCGCTGGTTCGGCTGTGCTTTACGTTGCGCCCACCCAAGGTCAGGCTAGACAGATTGTCTGGGATGTCCTGTTGGATGTAGGTCGTGAGATTATTCAAGCCAGCCATGTGAACAACATGGAAGTGACATTGATTAACGGTGCGAAGATATATGTGCGTGGCAGTGACAGACCCGACACTTTGCGGGGTGTATCCTTGACTTACGCCGTATTGGACGAGGTAGCCGACATCAAGCCAGAGACTTGGGAACAAGTTATTCGGGCTTCTTTGTCGGATAAACGTGGTCGTGCCATGTTCATAGGTACGCCAAAGGGTAGAAATTGGTTCTACGATATTTACAATTTGGGTCAAGAGGGTGAAGATGAGGACTGGAAGTCGTGGCACTTCACCACCAAAGATAACCCTTTGATTGACGCAAAAGAGATTGAAAGTGCCAAGAAGACACTATCTAGCTTTGCGTTCAAGCAGGAGTACTTAGCCAGCTTTGACAATGCTGGCTCTGATGTCTTCAAAGAGGAATGGCTGAAGTATGGGGAAATCCCTAAGGTTGGCTCATACTTCATTGCGGTTGACTTAGCGGGGTTTGAGGAAGTTGCCAAGCAAGCCGCTAACTCTAAGAAGCGTTTGGATGAATCTGCCATTTGCGTGGTGAAAGTCACCGATGATGGTAAGTGGTGGGTTGAGAAGATTATTCATGGAAGGTGGGACATTCGGTCTACTGCTGTGAATATATTGATGGCGATTCGTGACTACAAGCCTATAAGTATTGGGATTGAGAGGGGGGCGTTAAAGAATGCGGTGCTTCCCTATTTGTCGGATTTAATGCGAAAATCCAACATATATGCTCATATTGTGGATTTGACGCATGGGAACAAGAAGAAGTCAGACCGTATCATTTGGGCATTGCAGGGAAGGTTTGAGCATGGCAGAATCGTGCTCAATAAGGATGAGGACTGGTCTGAGTTTGTAGATCAGCTTCTCATGTACCCATCCCAAGGGGTGCATGACGATCTTCCTGATGCGTTAAGTTATATAGATCAGTTGTCTATAACCTCATACTATGAGGCAGATGATGAAGACGAGTGGCAACCGATAGATATTGTGAGTGGGGTCTGAACTTGAAAAACTGCTCAAAGTGCAAAACCGAAAAACCTTTATTTGAGTTTGGCACTCATAAGGGGAATAAAGACGGTTTGCAATACTATTGCAGAAGTTGTCGCAAAGCTGTTTGTGCCATATCTTTCAAGAAAATATCTGACGAGCAAAAGCAAAAAAGATTGAGTTTGGCATCTGCTTGGAAGTCAAAAAACAAAGAACTTGTTACCGACTACAACAAGTTATATAAATCCTTGAACAGACCAAGGATGACATCAATTCAAAGAAAAAGAGAGTTGGGAAAAATCAATAGAACACCCAACTGGCTGACAGACTTTGACCATTTAAAGATCAATTGCATTTATCAGGTTGCCGCCATGAGGACTAGAGAGAGTGGCGTGAAATGGAACGTTGACCATATAATTCCCTTACAGGGCAAAATTGTTAGCGGTTTGCACGTGCCAAGCAACCTAAGAATCATTCCTGCATCAGAAAATATGCGGAAAAACAACTTGTATGAGGTTTAACTATGGCTAATGAAAATAACCCTGAATTAGAGCAAAGTCAATTTTACGAGCCGACTGAGGCTGATAAAGAATTAACTTCATTTGTCGTAGAGCACTGTGATCGGTGGCGTAATTATCGTGATACCAACTTTCTAAACGACTGGATGGAGTACGAACGTATCTTCCGAGGTCAATGGGCTGATGATGACAAGACTCGTGAATCTGAACGTAGCCGTATTGTGACCCCTGCGACTCAGCAAGCTGTTGAGACTCGTCATGCTGAGATAATGGAAGCTATCTTTGGTCAGGGCGACTTCTTTGATATTGAGGACAACATCCAAGATGTGAATGGCAACCCCATTGATGTCGAGATGATTAAGAATCAGTTGATGGAAGACTTCAAGAAGGACAAGATCAGGAAAGCGATTGACCAGATTGAGTTGATGGCTGAGATTTATGGCACTGGTATTGGTGAGATTGTGGTCAAGACTGAGAAGGAGTACATCCCTTCCACTCAGCCAATCCCTAACCAGCAAGGTCAAGCCGCCATTGGTGTGATGGAACGTGACCGTATTGCGGTCAAGATCATGCCAATCAACCCCAAGAATTTCTTGTTTGACCCTAACGGTACATCAGTTGATGATTGTATGGGCGTGGCTGTTGAGAAATTCATCTCGATTCACAAGATTGTGGCTGGTATTGAGTCTGGTATGTACCGCAAGGTAGATATTGGCGTGATGGCATCTGATGAAGACTTGGAACCAACCCAAGAATTGCAGATGTTCCAAGATCAGAAGGTCAAATTACTGACCTATTACGGTCTTGTCCCACGTGAATACTTGCAAAATTTGAGTGAGAACAAGGATATTGTTGATTTGTTCCCTGAAAACTCAGAAGCAGAAGACTACACCGACATGATTGAAGCCATTGTTGTCATTGCCAACGATGGTTTGCTGTTGAAAGCTGAGGAAAGCCCTTACATGATGAAGGACAGACCCATTCTGAGCTATCAGGATGACACTGTGCCTAATCGTTTGTTGGGTCGGGGTACGGTTGAGAAAGCCTACAATATGCAAAAGGCTACCGATGCTCAAATTCGTAGCCATTTAGACTCTTTGGCGCTGACTACTAGCCCAATGATTGCGATGGATGCAACTAGATTGCCTAGAGGTGCTAAATTTGAAGTAAAACCTGGAAAAGCAATACTCACAAACGGTTCACCTAGTGAGATTTTGTATCCATTTAAGTTTGGTCAGACCGATCAGAACAACATTCAGACTGCACAGACGTTTGAACGTATGTTGTTGCAAGCAACTGGTACGCTTGACTCTCAAAACATGGTCACTCAGTCTTCACGTGACGGTGGTGGGATGTCAATGGCTGTGGCTTCTATCATTAAGAAGTACAAACGCACCTTGGTGAACTTCCAAGAAGATTTTCTTGTGCCTTTTATCAAGAAGGCGGCGTTTCGGTATATGCAATTTGACCCAAATCGGTATCCATCGGTTGATATGAACTTCATCCCGACTGCCACCTTGGGCATTATTGCTCGTGAGTATGAGCAACAGCAGTTTATTGGCCTGTTGCAGACTTTGGGTGCTGATACGCCAGTGTTGCCAATCATTCTGAAGGGCATCGTTGCCAATTCCAGTTTGAGTAACCGCATGGAGATGATTGCCAAGTTGGATGAGATGATGGCTCCTAATCCTGAGCAACAGCAGATGCAACAAGTTCAGCAGCAGTTGGCATTGCAAGCGGCACAGGCTCAGATTGCTGTTAACACGACTCAAGCAGAGCAAAATCGTGCTGAAGCTACCAAGTTGGCGATGGAAGCACAGTTGATGCCTCAAGAAGTACAAGCAAAAACAGCTAGTGCATTGACAAAAAACTTGCCAAATCAGGACGATTTAGCTTCTAAAGAGTTCGACAAGAGGGTTAAGATTGCTGAACTGATGTTGAAAGAAGCTGACATCAAGAACAAGTCGAAGATCGTTGAATTGCAGATGGCTGAGAAAAACAATAAGATTTCAGGCATGGAGCAAGACTTTCTTGACCAGTTGACCAAACAATTGACTCCTTCCAAGACTGGAACTTCATAATGGATGTCGAAAATCTTGCTAAGGAGTTAATCCTAAAGAACATGACTCCTGAACAGCAGATGGCTGTTTTGGATTCTGTTCGTGAGTCTGTTGCTCAAGCCAAAGAAGTGCAAAAGCGCAAGATTGGTGAGAATGTTGATCTTGTTGTTCAGGCTTTAAAGCAGATTGAAGCCGATATTCGTTCACGTTTTGATGATGTGGGTAATGCCATTGAGAAACGTGTTGCGTCCATCCAAGATGGTCGGGATGGTGCTGACGGTAAGGATGGACGAGATGGAAAAGATGGAAGAAACGGCAGAGATGGCGTTAAAGGTGACAAAGGTGACCGTGGTCAAGATGGGCGTGATGGAGTTGATGGTGCTGATGGTGTTTCTGTCACCAATGCTCGTATTGATTTTGACGGTTCACTGGTTATTACTCTTTCTACTGGCGTTGAACTCAATGTTGGTGAGGTTGTTGCTCCTGATCTTGCTGAATCCATCAAAGTCATTACTAATGGTGGCGGTACTTCTCAGTCTGTTCTTGATACTCTAGCCTCCTTACAGACCCAGATCAATAATCTGATTCCTAGCCAGACTGGAAACTCAGGTAAGTTCTTAACTACCAATGGAACTGCTCTTTCGTGGGCTTCTGTAGCTGGTGGATTGAGCTATCAAGGAACATGGAATGCGTCTACAAACACTCCTACTCTTGCTTCTAGCACTGGGACAAATGGTTACTATTACATTGTTGCTACTGCTGGTTCTACCAATCTAAACGGTATTACTGATTGGAAAGTTGGCGATTGGTTGATGTTCAATGGAACTGTTTGGCAGAAGATTGACCAATCTGAGACTTTACAGACCATCACTTCCACTGATGGAAGCGTTACTGTCACCACTACTGGTTCTACTGCTGATTTGAGTGTTGCTGTTGCGGCATCTACTACCAATGTTGTTTGTTATGTTAGGAATACAACTGGTGCAACTCTTACCAAGGGTACTGCTGTTTATATTAACGGTGCTACTGGTCAAAATCCTACAGTAACTAAAGCACAAGCAAACAACGATGCAAATTCAGCACAAACATTGGGTTTGATGAGTGCTGATCTGGCTAATAACTCCAATGGTTATGTGACTATCATTGGTTTGATTACAAATATCAATACATCTGCATATACAGATGGTGAACAGTTGTATTTGAGTCCTACAACTGCTGGTGCTTTGACTGCAACAAAATCTTATGCACCTAACCATTTGGTTTATGTTGCGATTGTTGAACACGCACACCCAACTCAAGGTAAGTTGTTTGTTAAGGTGCAAAACGGCTATGAATTGGATGAGTTGCACAATGTGTCTGCTCAGTCCCCTAGCAATGGTCAAACAATTGTTTATAACGCAACCACTTCATTGTGGGAAAAAGCCAATCTAACTGCTGGTACTGGTATCAGTGTTAGCAATGGTGCTGGTTCTATCACGGTTACTAACTCTGGAGTGACATCTGTCAGCGTAACTGCTCCTGTTGCATCCACTGGTGGAACAACTCCAACACTGAGTTTGGCAACTGGCTATGGAGATACTCAGAATCCTTATGCTTCCAAGACTGCCAACTATGTCTTAGCCTCACCCAATGGTTCTTCTGGTGCGCCTACGTTTAGGGCAATTGTTGCGGCTGATATTCCTACATTGAACCAAAATACGACAGGTTCAGCGGCAACATTAACTACATCAAGATCAATTCATGGCGGTTCTTTTAATGGTTCTGCTGATGTAACAAATATCATTGCATCTACCTATGGTGGTACTGGTAATGGATTTACTAAGTTCACTGGTGCTACTACAACAGAAAAAACTTACACATTACCTGATGCGACAACAACAATCCTTACAACCAATTCGGCTGTAACTATTGGTCAAGGTGGTACAGGTCAGACTACTGCTACAGCAGCATTTGATGCTCTTGCGCCAACTCAAACAAGCAATTCAGGTAAGTATTTAACTACTAACGGCTCTACAACAAGTTGGGCTAGTGTTACTGCTGGTGCATCGTTGTCCAATGACACAAGCACAGCAAGCAACTTGTATCCTATGTTTGCGGCGGCTACAAGCGGTACGCCTACGACTGTTTATACAAGCAATGCTAAGTATTTGTACAAGCCTAGCACTGGTGAGTTGCAAGCAACTGCATTGGTGGCTAGTAATGGTATTGTGGTGAACTCACAGACTGTCGCTTCTGACTACACGATTGCATCTGGTAACAATGGATTAAGTGCTGGTACGGTTTCTGTGAATTCTGGCATCACTGTGACAATTGCAAGCGGTTCAACTTGGGTCGTGGTGTAAAAAAGGAAAGATATGGGAGTAAAACTTGTTGCATCTAGCGGTGGTTCTGTAGAGTTAGTTCCAGCTAACACTGCAAGCAATTTCACTGTTACTGTTCCTGCAAAGACAGGAACTATGGCTATGGATGGCCCTGCGTTTAGTGCTTATCCAAATGCAACTTTAAGCATTGCAAATAGCACAGCCACAAAAATACTTTTTCAAACTGAAGAATTTGATACCAATAGTAATTTTGCTTCTTCTACATTTACCCCTACTGTAGCTGGCTATTATCAGTTATCTACTTTGGTTGGTGTAACAGGTACAACAATAGCAACTGAAGCAACTATTGCAATTTATAAAAATGGAAGTGTTTACAAGTATTTGGCTGACCCGTATGCTTCTGCAATTTCAATGCTTGGCGGTTCTTGTTTGGTTTATGCAAACGGTACAACTGATTATTTTGAAGTTTATGTGTTCCAGTATAGTGGTTCATCAAGAACCATTTCATCAAATTCACAAGTTACATGGTTCCAAGGCGTAATGGTTAGGAGCACATAATGTTTGAAAAAATTATAAAAATTTACCCACAGTTAATTAATGATGACTTTCATCCTATCCGTGGAACAATCCTTCTACAAAACGACAGCGATGGCAAAGGTGACTACATTGCTTTTTGGAATCACCCAACACTTCCACGCCCCACTGAGGAGCAATTAGCATGACAGTCTCAATCAACGGCACATCAGGAATCGTCTTTAACGATGCCTCTAGCCAAAACACAGCGGCTACTGGCTTTGGATTCAAGAACCGTTTGCTGAATGGCGCAATGCAAATAGCGCAGAGAGGCACATCTGCAACCATTACTGCTGGAAGTACTATTGCCGCTGGTTATTCAACTGTTGACCGTTGGTACGTTTACTGCACAGGCGCTAACGTCACTGCGGCACAAGTTGCTGGTACAGGCGCAATTAAAAACAATCTACAAATTACTGGGGCGGCATCTGTTACCGCTGTTGGTATTGGTCAACGTATTGAACAATTAAATAGCTATGACTTGGCTGGTTCTACTGCTACTTTGTCTGTCAATATTTCAAACAGCCTGCTGACCACAGTGACATGGACTGCGTATTATGCCAACACTGCTGACACATTTGGAACATTGGCAAGCCCTACAAGAACTCAAATTGCAACAGGCACGTTTACTGTCACTTCCACTCTGACAAACTACAGCACCAACATTAGCATTCCAGCCGCCGCAACTACTGGAGTTGAAATTGTGTTTACTGTTGGCGCACAAACATCTGGCACTTGGGTTGTAGGAAATATTCAGCTTGAGAAAGGCTCAACAGCAACGAGCTTTGACTACAGGCCGTATACAACCGAGCTTCAGCTTTGCCAACGCTATCTGCCAGCAATAACTTTGACTGGTAGCAACGCTATATGTAGCGCATATAACACCGCCACTACTTTATCAGTTGGAATATTCAATTTTTTTGTGACACCTAGAACACAGCCAACAGGCATAACTGCAACAGCCGCCTCTGGTTTTAGTTTTAGTAGTGCGGCAAACTTTACTGCAAGTGCAATAGCTTTTGCTGATGCAAGTCCAATTGTTGGAAAATTTACTTTAACTATATCTGGTGGTACTGCTGGACAGGGTGGGTATATTTTCGGTTCAAATG